TTGTTGGTATTCTTAATCTTGGAAGATGAAGAAGTTATTTGCACCTAAAGTACAAACTGCTCTTTCACTCAAGAAGTTTACTTCCATCGCATCTAAGTCAGATGTTTTTGCACCACCTGCTGAACCAGTGATCCAAGTTTTGTAACGTCTGTCTTCAGTTTCTGAAGCTCTGTATCGAACATGTAAGAATGGTCTCTTAGCGTTCTTTCCAAGGATTTGGTCATAAACAGTTGTAGACCCTGCAGGTACTAACAATCCGTTAATGCTTCCAGTACCATCAACTCCACCACGCATTGTTGGGTCGTTTAGGTATTTCCAGTCAGACTTGTAAAAGTCATAACCTCTACGGAATCCTGTGAATCCTAAGTTAAGTGCCATCTCCTCATCATTGTCAAAAAGACCATAAGAAGTTCCACCTGCTCCGTAAGAATTTTGAGCAGCTAACATATCATCGATATCAAATCCAAAGTCTCTGTTCAAGAAAATTACATTCTCTTCAATAGAACCTTGCTTATCTAAACGTGAAATGATTGCATCAAAATCTGCTAAAGCATTAGGATTTCCACCTGCCCATACATTTCCTCTTTGTTGCACTACATAGAATACACCTTCAGAACCTTTGTTTCCAACTTGGTCAGAAGTAACTTGTGTAGCAACACCAGAACCTGCTTCAGCAGGAACTGCTTCAATCATTGCAGTTTCTAAATAGTCATCATAACGTAAACGAGTTTCGTGTTCAGACTTTAAGTACCATAAGTAACCTGAAGCTCCGTTTTCAGTAGTAACCTCAATCCATCCGATTTGAGCCATATCAGAACCTGATACTGCGTACTTATCTTTGATAATGATTGGAGAGTTCTCGAAAATGAAATCGTCAGATTCTAATGAACCTTGCATTCCATTTGTTCCTTTCTTAAATTCAGAACCATAGATGAAAATACTTGCATCAGCATTTCCTAATCCTGAACCACCTGTGTAACCTGTAGCATCATAAAACGCAACAGTGAATTGGTTGTTTGCAAGGTCAACTGCTATAACAATAGCCTTGAACTCCCCAGAACCATCGTTGTTTACAACAACAACTGTCTGACCAACTCTAATTGCAATCTGAACTGTTGCACCAGAACCTGGTTGAACAGTTGAGCCTGCAGGGTTAAGTACGTCATTCACTTGGAAAATTGCTTCTCCACCTGCTACTACTGCAGCAGTACCACAATCAACATACTTGGTGTGAAGTCTTCCTTGCTCTGCCCATTTGATAAGGTCTGAGTTAGAAGGCATTTCTGCTCCTACCATTCTAATGAATGAGGAGATTGTTCGGTTACCATATCTTTCGAATTCTTTTTCGTAAGTGTCTGGTAAATACTGATTCAAAAAGTTGAAGTCAGTAATATAATTTGACGCTAAAGGTGTTTGATGCGAACTTGGTTGCAAATCAAAACCTGGCGTAGCTTGGACTGATCCTGCCATAATTTTTATTTTTTTAAATTAATTATTTTCTTTTTATACTCTTAATTTTAAGTCCTCTACCACTATCTGTGCTTAAAGACTTAAATTGTGTTCCTCCCTTGCTTGTCACTTCAGGTGTTCTGCGTTCTGACATATTTATATTTTTTGTCTTACGCATTACGTCTTCTGTGGCATTAGCTTTACCTTGTTCGTAAAAAAACTTAGCAAACTTTTCAGGATTCTGTGCAATTGCTACACTCCTATGAAAACCTTTAGAATCTTTTAAAAGACCACTATCATCTAAATACTTGGTTGCCCAACCACCTGGATTTAATGCATTTTTTTTTAAATCTTCTAAACTACCTGGAGAAAATGTTATTGTTTCTTCACCTATATTAAACTCAAAACCTTTGAATTCAGGTGTAAATACTTCTAACGTCTTTGAGTCGTAAAACTCTTTCTTTCTAGTAGTCTCTTCTTCATGAGACTTTGCATCTGCAATGTATTGCTTATAGCCTTCCATTTCTTCATCAGAGACATTTGAAGTCTGCATTCCCCTTGACTCAAGTGGTTGCTTATACTTCTCTTGCATTTCTTTAAAGTAATCTTTTGCCTTAGCAATAGCTTTTTTCTTCTTTAACTTAATTTTCTTTATGTCACCCTCATCATCTAAGTCTTCATCAAAAGAATAGTCATCCATTAAGGTTTCTATATCCTCTTCATCAAGACCATCTTCCGTAACACGTAAATAATCTCTAAGTAAAGAATCAGGATTGGTATCATCAAAATCTTTTTGTAATTCTACATAGTCTTTGATTCCTCTCCCTGTATCTTTTTTATATTTAAAGTAAGCAGCGACATCTTCAGGTAATTCTTCCTGAGTTTCTCTCTCACTCATTAATTCATCAAATGAATTAATTTCTTTATTATATCTTTTACCAATATATGAAAGAACGTCTTTCTCGTTTAATTCAGCAGGTTCTTCAGCTTTTGGCTCTTCAGCTTTAGGTTGGTCTTCTTGAAGACCTTCTTCATGCTTGTCTAAAAGCTCTTGTTCTACCTGTTGTGTGGATTTTTCTTCCCCTACTGTTACTTCTTTTACTTTGAATTCCATATGATTAAATTTAATTATTACAAATATAAGAAAAAAATAATACCAATTTTAGACATTATCTAGGATTGAATTCAGCCAAGTCAAATCCATCTAGACTATCCTCATTTGATTCAAAATTTACTGGTGGTAAATTATTTTTTCTTTGTTGTATTAGTTTTGATTGTTCAGTATTAGCTTGACTAATTCTATTAGCTTTTGCTCCTTCTCTTTGTACCTCTCTTTGAGCTAATGATTGTTCCGATATATTTCTTAGTTGTATATTATAATTAAACTCTTCTTGCATTAATTTACTTTTAAGCATAGCCTCATTATTTTGCTTTTCAATCTCAAAAGCTATCTCAGCTTGTTTTAATTGCATCTTACCTTGCATCTCAGCTTGTTGCTTTTGCATTTCCATTTGAGACTTTATTTCTTGAGACTTTAAAGCTTGTTGAGCCTGCATAGCTTGAGCTTGCATAACTTGTTGTTGTTGCTGCTCTTGTAATGCTTTACGTTTTACTTTAAGTAATTGATTAGCAAGTTTGATATTTTTTATTTCTCGAATATCAATAGCATCTTCTAAATTAATGTCACCCTTAGATAAAGCCATTTGTATGTTAGCTTCTAATTGAGCTCTTTGTTCTTCATCTGGAGCTACTTCAATAAAAATACCAAAGTCATAAATATACAAGTCTTTAATATCATTAAGTATACTCACATTATATTTACCTATAGCATTAGCAAAATCATCTTTAAAGTCTGCATACTGTAATATATCTGCTACCCTATAAGTTATAGCTTCTGCTAAAGTTCTATATATATACAACGAACCTTCAAGTATATGTCTAGTTGCAACATTGGAATTTAAAGCTGCAAGTTTTTGCAAACCAACTAAAGAATTAGGATCAGGAGATGAAGCATCTCTAGCTTCGTTTAATCCTGTGACTTGTCTAATCATTCCTAAATAATGATTATAATTAGCAATAAGCATTTGTGTTTTACTAGAACCTGAACTAGATTGTAATTCTTTTATTGGTACTTTACCTTGGTTGTAATCTCCATCTTGTGTATAGCTTCTACCAATAACAGAACCTGTTTGAAAATATAATCTCAAAGCATCTTCTGGATTATAAGCATTTCCTGTACCTAGGTCTACTTCATTCAATCCATCAGCATCAATATAAACCCCATCAGGAACAACTCTTGAAATTACTTGTTGTAGTTTTAAATGTGTTATTTGTATTAAATCTGCAAAAGGAATCATACGTCTAGTTAAAGACTCAATAACACCTTTGTACATTCTTGGTGCAACTGCTACATAGTTTGGTAATGCATGTTGTTGAGCTGATTTAGGTCTTACCATATTTTCTGCAAGTTCCCACTTTAAAAGAATATTTGTACCCATAACCATTACTCCTTCATACCACACATCAATGGTTTTTTCCATCTTTTCAAATCTTCCTTCTTCCATCATTTCTACAGGTGGATTAAATTGGTCATCTTTCTCTATAACCTTTGCTCCTCCATTTTCTAGTATTTTCTTTTTATAAACTACTTTTTTAGTGGTTTTATAATTAAAATACATTAATGTAACAGTGTCTCTATAAAAAATATCATTCTCATAGAATTGAGCCACATTATAATAGTCATACCAACTCTGAGAGTATTTAGAAATTTCTTCTAAATCTTCTCTAGTTAAAGACTGGTCAATTTTCATCAACTCAGTAATTGGGAGAGTTTTAATTTCTCCCCAATAAAAACAATCTTTAAAGTGTGGGTCTTCTGTATAACTGTAAACAATATTTGCAGGGTCTACATATTTAATTTCAACTCCTGCTCCTGGTAAAAATTCGTGTTTTGTACAACCAATACCTAAAACAGTTAAATCATAATCAACTCTTTTACGAACATCGTTATAGTGGTTTTCAGCTAAAATTGTATTAATTGCTTCCTCTTCTGCAATCTCTATTGCAGGCTTATATTTAAGTTGCATGTATAAATTTAACTCTTCATCAGTTTGAGGAAGGTCATCAGGATTCATAATAAAAGGGTCAGCTCCTGTTTCTTTTTGTACAATTTGAAGTATATCTTTGGCTGCTGCTTGACCTTGTATCATATCTTGATACTTGCTTCTTTGAGCTTGAGACATAGCGTCTTCGGCATATGCTTTTACATCAAACAACCTGTCGTTCATTCCGTTAACAACAACATCTACAAATTTAGGTATAATAGGTACAGGTGTCCAATCTAGATTCAAGTAACTTAAATCACCATCAACTGCAAGTTCATTTTTATATTTAGCAACCGACTGTTCACCTCTAGCATAAAGACGTAACCTGTAGAAATCTCTCCACTGATTATAGTATCTACATTGGTTGCCATCTTTCTTAAACCATTCGTATTGAATGGCTTGACCTATTTGTAAGCCAAATTCATCTGATGCTTTTTCACTATCAGAAACAAACTGACTTGGAAACCCAACAGAGGAAACATTTATTTTTACGTCTTTCATTTATCTAATTATTTCACTACGATTTCCTTTATTGTTATATCTAGCAAAGTTAACAATAATATTTGATTGTTTTTTTACAGGTTGATAAAGGTGTCTTTGACAAGCCATTACTGCTAAACCTGAACTAATAGATGCATCAAACTTAGTTCTATTGCTAATATCAAACTTTGCCCAATCTTCTAATGTTCTACTAAAAGGCATGTAACCCATTTCATCTTCTTTAACTAGTCCTACATATGTTTCAATATAAGACTCAATAGCTGCTGCGTGAGCTTGTTTTACTGCTTCACTTGAGTTAGGTATACCCCCAAGTTCTTTTTCTGTCTTAGAGAGTTTGTGTTTAAGTTTATCTGGTCGATTTATACTAAAGCTTCTATACCCTCTATTTTTAAAATGATATAATAACCTAGGTTTATTATTCTCTACTAATATAGGCATTCCATAAAAAACACACGCCATCAATACTTCCTCAAAAAATATTTCGGCAGTTTGAGGTCTTGCTACATACTCTAAAAAAAACTGATTACTAGGAGCATCATCCATATTAAACTTTGTAATTCCATGCAATGCCCCATTAGATGCACCTCCTCCAACAGTTCCTGATATGTCATAGCTATCACACCCAAAAGCACCAAGATGCTCATTTAAAGGAAAAAAATCTCCCTTGTTATTTTTCTTGTACCTATTTTGCATATTCTTTTTAGGAAGCCATCCTACTAAAAATCTTCCTCTAGTGTTAGGAGTCCATATTACTTCAGTATCTTTAATTCCATTCTTCCAGGAAAAAGAACCACGTGTTGTGTGGTGTTCTTGTATAAGTGAATCATTGTAGTCTATCTGCTGATATATTCTTGTAAGATTAAACAATGATTGTTTGCTCTCATCCCTGAACGCATGCGATTCAGTACGAGGAAATTGTCTGTAAAACTCATTTAATGCGTCAGGATCATTCTTTAAACTTTCAACTTCATTGTTCCAATACTCTATTACATCATTCATAGGCATACCATACTCATCTATATAACCTTCAAAGTTCCACTCCATAGGGATGAAAAGTGAATATAACCCACTTTTGGTTTGACCATTATTACTTCTTTCATGTGGATTAGAGTCATAATACAGTTTTTTAAACTCTTCCCCTCCTTTACTAAGGGAGTTAGAAGTTGAACCCATCATACATTTACCAATTATTCTTCTACCCAACCTTAAACAAGTTTTGGTAACACGATAATTATTTAATATATTATTAGGCTTTAGCCATTTACCACTTTCATCATGAGCTAATAGTAAAAGTTTTTCACCATCATAAGAGTTGTCATCTGTGTTCTTCCAGTCAATAGTTGTGTCAAGACCTTCCATCTCTTCATCATCAACATTGTACATATTCTTTTTTGTAATCTTTGACGCAGGTATTCTAAAAGCTAATTCAGTTTTTGGTTTATCCATACCATCCTGGACAGGTTTAAAAAAGAACGGATAGTTTCTTACAATTGGAACAACCTTGTCTGTAAACATTTTTTTTGCATCAGAACCAGACTTAGATAATATTCCAATACGAGAGTTTTTAGATATTGTTCCAACATTTGCACACTCTTCAGATGCCATATAAGAAAAACCTGAACGTCTGATTTTTAAATATATCATGCCAAAGCAACGAGGGTCTGCTTTACAAGCTTCCCAAAAAATATAAAAAATTCTAT